TAATATCAGGATATATAGATAGTTTATGGGAAAGGTTAATAATATGTGTAAGTAAATACATTAATACCAATATACCCACTATATCACTTTATTTATATAATAGATTTTCTAAATATTTAAGAATTAAAAATCAAGACTATTATAAAAATAATTTTTTAGAATTACGAAATAATCAAATTATAAGAAATCACATATGCGAGGTAATTTGTGTTATTGCAGAAGCTCAAAAAAAGAAATATGCTAATTTAAAAAAAATACCTAATTCAGATTTTCAGTTTAATAGTATGACATCAAAAATAGTATCTGAGAATGATAAGTTAGTAACTAGAGTATTTGATAAAAATGACCCAAAAGAAATAAAAATTATCCTTAATGAGTTCTATAATGCATTAGAAACAAATAATATAACTAATGCATTATATTGGTTATCTTGGCTAAATGAGTGGGAAAAATTAAATATTAAAAAATATGGTCATTATAAATGTGGATATAGAAAAATTTCAGGAATTGATGCCAAATTTCACAATGACATTATTTGGATTATCTGGGAGATTCTATTAAAGGTATCTTTGCACAAAGATATAGATTTTTTGAATAAGCAGATTCAATCATTATATCAATTGTATAAATACAATTTTTCTATTTCTAAAAAAAATAAAAAATTAGCATTGGTAATTCATAGTATAAGACTATTAATTGAAAGATATTCTGTTAGTCAACCCATTATTAACAAATATTGTATTTTAATTCAAGCTTGTGGTAAGATAAATTATGTATATTATTCTAAAAAAAAATACGAAATTGGTAATGAAAGTCAACTTAAAATAGATGATATTAATAATATAGATTCTACATTTAGAATAGATAAAAAGGAAAAAGAGGCATTCGAAAAGGATAAAAATAAAAATAAAGTTAAAGTTAAAAATACAAATAAAAAATCTAATAAAAATGATGAAGAAACTAAAAGAAAATTTAATTTATTAAACAAAATTGATAATCTAGTTTTAGAAAAAAAAATACACACCGAACCTATTTATAATCCCAAACCTAAAAATGAAATTAATGAATATATCGAAAGTATTAGCAATAATACTAATGAAAATATGATCAAAGAATTAGAAAGTATATTTGGTATTTAAGTTAGACATTCGGGGAATTTTTTTAGTATACATATATCAGATATTCTAATATTTTTAACATCCATTTGTCGAGGCCTAGAGTATGTTTCCCTAATCTTATCTGGTTCTATAGAATTGATTGAAAATACTACCATATATTTACTATCTGATACTTTCTTAATAATAACTCCTTTCCATTTTATATATTCTTCACTTGCATTGTATGTAGTTATAATACCATTAGAACAAAGTACATTGTCACCATCCTTAATGTCTTTAACTGATGGTATTTTATTAACAACAATGTTAATTTCATTACCCAATTCACCATAACTTTTAGAAATAACTTTGGTTTGTTTATTATGTTCTAATTTTACTTTCCAATCATTGTTAGTTTCTCCTACAATTTGACCAGCAACATAAATGTGAAAACTATTTTCATCTAAAGTGTCGTCTTCTATACCTATAATATCTGTTTGAAATATACTTCTATTAGAATCTCTAGGAACTAATTGTTTAACGTATACATATGTTCCTATAGATAAGCATCCAATGGGACCTGAACCTAGTTTATTCCATTTTTGTCTACTTAATTTTTGTTTATCTTGAGAATATACATCTTCACAATTTTCAAGACGTAAGTTTGATTGAAAGTTATCAGTGTGTGTGATACATGTATCTTGAAATAGTGCATTATCGCCATCATATTTTAACATTCCGTTATTAAAATTGTCTTCTTTGATTTCATTTATAAATTTAAATTTTTGATTTTTTAGTCCAGGTTGACATTTAGTAACCTTAACTACATTAGATAGATTATCAGGTAACATATTTGAATTATATGATGGAACGCCATCAACACATGACCCCCCACCATGTATAGAAGTTCTAAAAACTTGGATTTCTTCAGGTGTCATTCCATGTTTACTTGTTATAGGACCATATTCGTCACTTTGAACTGATAGACAATAATTTGTATTATAACCTAATCTAATACTTTTATCTGGATACATTATCCAATTAGTTCCCCTATATTCTGGTTTATCGCATTTATCTACTATAACATCTGCTTTTAGTGTACCATCTACTTCATCGTTGTTCATTCCAGTGACATCAAAAATAACATCTTTTTTTTTTGACGTTATAGGTTCACTCCATAAAGCACTATCAACATTAATACATTTATTTTCATAAACATTATTAGTTCTTATTTTTTCTAACCCCATTTTTTTTATTTCATTTGTTTTTGAAAAAGATTTTTTAATAGCATTTATTATTCCTGGACTTATTTCATCTAAATGTAATTTATTTATTTTAAAACACCCAGATAATCTTGAGTCGGCAGTATTAGATAATTTTTCCATATATAATCTATCTTTATAATCTATCTCAATATCTTCAGATATTAAATTATATACTGGTGTATCGAATTCACTAGGTTTATAATATGAACTGGTTGCTAACATTAGATTAGCATTATTTGGGACTTTCCAAAAACTTAATGGGTCTTTATCGGATATACCTACATTTTCCCATCCTATTTGTCGTTTTGCGCCAGTTTTTTGGTCGGTTATCATAGTACTACCAAGCTCTCTAAAACCATATTTATCCCCTATTTTTATTTCATCAATAAAATCGACAGCAACACACCTTACTAAATCAACCGATGGCATTTTAAAACTTTTATTAACAATATATCCTAAACTCATGTAACCATCCGGTGGAATAGGTTTCCATATACTACATCTAGAGCCTGTATATGAACCTTTATTATCCCATACTAATTCATAGTCAATTGGTTTTTCGGTTGCCCCATTTACTAAATAAGTAATAAAATCTGGAACGGTTGGATTTGAAGTTGGATTATCAAATGTAGCCATATCACCTAATGGATAAAATCCTTCTAAGGGGTCTGCTCTCCATATTTTAATAGAACCTTTTTGAGATACAAAAGTATGTATTTTATTAAAATATTTGGTGGTTTTTGTGTATAATCTTTGACTCATATTAAAATTAGTTCTATATTTAATTATATAGTTTAATTTATAATTTGGACCGGTATATCTATTACCATTTCTTTTCATATATAATTCATCCTTTGTAGATATAAAAGAATAATATCCCTTTTTACCACAACTAGAACGAACTGGATAAAATGAAGCATTATCGTTAAATTTACTTCGATGTTTATCAGATAATGGTACTAAATCTGCAAATGTTAAATAACAACAATAATCTTTGTGTATTAAATATGAATCTGCAATACTAATAGATATACTGTCAGGTTTTCCATTTAATCCTGGACTTCTAATTTTAAATACAGAATTACCAGTATCATACTTAATTGAAATATGAGCCTTACCTTTATTATTAATTAATCTCATATTGTTATAACTAAATGGACTAATATATATTTGCCCAAATGTATCATCTTCTTGGTTCATAAATTTTGAAAAAAAACTATAATCGATATCCACCTTTAGAACATCCAATATTTTTGGTATTTTACTTTTTAATGAGTTATTTTTAGGAATAGGTCTATCTATTCTCAAATTGGAAGGTTTTACTACAAAAGAAGTATACTTAAATTTTTTCATATAATATTGCATATTGTGGTCATTAGTTTGATAGTTCATAGAAATAAATTGGATACCTCTTGAGAAAAAATTATATGAGTCATAGTTTGCAGCTGATATAATATCGTTTGGTGTAACTATATTAATATTACTTTTTGTAAAATTTGTAATGTTATCACCATTTAATTTATTATATTTTTGTGATAATGTATCCGAAAAAAAATCTAATGTAATCTCATTTCCATCTAGTTCTGAAATAAAACTGGTACTTGGTTCAACTACAATTTTATTTTTAGTTAATGATGATATCAATATAGGTACATCATGATTATTTTTACCATATTTAGCACCTGATATTTTAACAGTATAGTTTTTTTTTATATTAAAATCAGATAAATTGACGTCTTTTATCGATATAATATCATTTCCTAATCCTGTCTGAAAACTAATTTTATTACTTGTATATGTTTCTGTTGGTAAAACTGACTTACCACTAAAAGCTTTAGTTACTGTATTAAGTTCAAATTCTGTATCCTTTTTCATATAGTTATTTAATAAACTACAATTAATAAGTTCATTTAGTTTAGAATCTTTAAAATTATCGTTACTCATAATAACAATTTTACCTGAAGTAGCTACTCGTTTATTTGTAAAAAATCTTAGTGTTATCCTATTTCCTGGATTCTCTTCTATAAATTTAATATTTGAATCTAAAAATAATTCAGTTTTGCTTAATGAGTTAATTAAAACTGGAATAGGTTTATCGTTACGACTTACGTCAGTCCCTGAAATGGTAATTGAATAATTTTGTCTAACACCCATTTCAATTAAATCAACATCATCAATTGTTATCACTGTGCCATCAGAACCTGGTTCAATGCTAATTTTATTACTTCTATAAATAAATTTAGGAACAGTAGTATCGGCTTTCCATTCTATTAAATTACATATAGGCTCTAATGCAATATTTCTTTGCTGAAAACAGTATTCGGAACCTAATAACTTATGTCCTAAAGTTTTTTTTATTATATCATAAATTTTATTAATAGTATTAACGTTATTTTTAATTTTGATATTTAAAAATAGAAATAGTGGGTCAGTGTAATTACTAATATAATTTGGTGAAAAAGCTGTATCAGAAATGGTTTTAAGAACGTCAACTAAATCTATTGTATTTAATGTGTATTTAAAATCTCCTGATGCACTTCCACTAGATACAACGGGTGTAGTGTCAGCTAATTGTTCTTTATTAAAAATATCTATTTCTATATATCGTGCTCCTGCAACGATTACTTTTTTAAGTATTTTGGTACTAACATATCCAAATTTTTTGCTTTTAACACTACATGATTGGAAACTACTAGCAATATAATAATCACACACTCTATATTTGATTAAATTATCAGAACAATGATTAGTACGTTTTAAACTATTATCTTTATATATTTCTTCCATATTTCGTAATGATTTAGATTCTTGTATATTCTGACTAAATAATATTGTTACAATTATAATAAATATTATAATAGATATAATTAGTATATAAGGTATATATTTCACTAGTTGATTAACTTTATTTGTTGATAAAATCGTACCTTTATTTATATTAGTCATCTAATTTTTATTTAGATATTAATTATAATAATTTTTATTTAATAAAAAAATCAAGATTTTTAGGATACCCATCCATTACTTTATCATCTGGACCTAACATCCAATAAGAATTACCTCTTACAAAACAAGCTTTACCTGTTATAGGTTCCATAAATACAGCATCTATACTATTTGGTAATCCTTCCCATCTTTGACTTATAATCCTTGGATATCCTTTTTCTACACTTTTAGTTTTATTATTAAATTTATAGTAGTACTTACCCTTAAAAAAGTATGTTTTCCTATCTTTGCTCCAAGTAAATACAGCACCAATATTATCTGGTACACCTTTCCAAACATCTTTAATAAATTTAGGATATCCAGGTGCAATTTTTAGTCGTGTGTCATCAAACAACCAAAATTTATCACTTTTAAAAAAGTATAATTTTCTATCATATCCCCAAGTAAAAGCGGCATCTATATTACTTGGTAATTTACCCCATTTATTTATAATAACTTTGGCTTTATCATAAATATTAGGACTTTTGAATTCAGTTGAAATGTATTTATCTCCCATGAAAGCATAAATATGACTATCTTTTTCCCATTTAAATATACAATCATGTTTTGTAGATGATTGTTTTTTAGTAACACAAATATGTACAGCTTCACCACCTGAACCAGAATTTACATTACCACTAACTTCGATATAATCTTTTGGACAATTTGGATTGTTTTGTACTTTAATATCTGTAATATATTTACTATTAGATTTACGTTTACATAATCGAATATCATTACCCCCCGAGTCAGTATTTAAATTATATGGAATTTGTCCAAATCCTTCATCACATTTTAAATCTGGATTTGACCCAGAATCTACACTCATTAATTCTGATATACCGGAGCCTTTGATACCCATCTTCTTACATAAATATATATATTTTCCACCAGAATTTTTGTTTAAGTCGTAATTAATTTTTTTAAACCCAGATGGACATTTAACATTTGACCTATTTCCCATAACTACAGTTAAATCTATTAATCCTGTATTATTTAAAATGTATTGACGGCGTTTTTCACTTCGTATTCTATTCTCTTCTTCTTTATCGGCTTGGTCATTGTCACAATATCCATATGTTTTATAATAACCATTTATATTTAGACTGGTAGGACACCAACCCTTTTTGGATGCATCATTTTTCTCATTAAATTTTCTTTTAGTATTGACACAGTTATAATGTACGTCACCTTCATGGAAAAATGGAAATAAACATTTCCCAGGTTTAACATCGTCACTATTTACTATTTCACCATAATCATTTACATTTGTAGTATATATATCCTTTTTTTCTTTACCTGCATCACCACATTGTGAACATATAAAACTTTTACCTCTAAATCCTCTCGGACCTAAACTACCAGGTATCCCTTTTCTACCAACTTTGTTAATATTTTTAGTATAAAAATTTATTGTGAATAATATATTAATAAAATTAAATAGTACTAAGGTATTTATCCATATAGCAAGTATTTTTATAGATGAGTTTTTTATATTTTTATTACACCAATATATAATAAAAATAAATAGAATTATAAATAAAGTTAATATTATTTTATAAATATTATAGATGTTTGATAAATCTATCATATTTATATTATAAATAGATATTAATTTAATTATTTTGGTGTTTTTGAATCACAAAAACTTTTTTCATTAATCCAATCACAATTGTATTCATTTGGCGAATTCATGCAATCATATTTGTTTGTAAATTTATTACATTTATTTTTATATACATTTAATACACTATAATCTGGGTCTACTTTATTAGTTACGATCCATTTTTCATAATCGCTTGAGATGCCATTAATGTCTTTCTTAGGTTTATCTACATCTAATGTAGAGCAAAATTTATTTTTAGGGTCTGTTGGTTCGCATTTATTAGCCTTCCATAAACAATTAGATGGTGATACAGAAGTATTACAACTATTTTTACTAGTATATTTTTCACATAGGTCGTGCCAATTACATTTATAGTATTTATGGTCTGTCACGCTAGATGGACCATTATTACAATCATTTTTATTTTTGATTTTTTTACAATATATATCAGATAATTCTCGTTTATTCATATCCATATCTAAACAACTATTCGGTTGTCCTGATGGAATAATTTGTACAAATTTGGGTTTATTAGAATTACTTTTATAAGTTTTAAAAACTATAGGTTGTCCATCTTTACTTTCGTTATTATTATTACTATCTAATTTAATTCCCTTACCACCAGTTTTACCGTATGTCCACATCCATGAATCAATATCTCTTTTTGGTTTATTTACATTATAAGTAGAACTGGGTTCTTTTATAGCACCCAATTGTTTGTTTTTGTTTATAGCATTTACAACATTTCCATTTTGGTCTAAAAATGTAGGTGTTGGTTTATTAAGTCTTGTACGGGTTTTTTCCCATTCACCTTTTCTCCATGTTGGAGTATATGTTGGTGCTGTCCCAGCATAGTTATTTTTTTCATTTGTATTTTTGAAAGAACCTTTATACCCATCTACCAAATTTAAAGTGTGATTATCTTTATCTACATCAGCCGGGGATACCCCACCATTTTCTGCCAAACAAGCCTGAGAACCCAATAAACTTTCTCCATTACTAGAAGGTGCGGTGCATCCAGGATGTTCTAGTTTTGCACAATCCGTCCCCTCTGTAGCATATTCTGGCTTTAATTTTTCGCTATCCCATAACTCATGACCTTCGTCACCACTACCACTTACAGACCTAGTACATTTCTTCGGTACACATCTGATTAAATCAGTACTTGGTTTATCTTGGGAGAATCCCACAGTAACTACATCACCCAAACATACATAACCTTCTGGTGGTATAGGTTTCCAAAAATGGTAACCTGTATTCCTAATATCGGGTGTTTTATAATTGCCTAAATGTCTTTGGCTAGAATACATTAGTTCATAATCTAATGGTGGTTTAACGTCGCCTGAAACTAAAAGTGTAGTATGATAAGGGTCTGAACCACCAGGATTAACTTCTTTACAGTTTGTATCTCCAAGAGGTGAAACAGGTAGACATTTACCATTATTTACCTTATTATTTAATTCATCTAATTTCTCCTGGTCTTGTTTATTCCATTCCCCCACACCTTTTAAAGATTTATCTAATTTTTCTTTTAAATTGTCAAATTTTGTAATTTCTTCATTGGTCATTTCACCAGTTTTTCTATGTAAACTAGGTTTACCTGATAAAGCAACATCACCTACAGGAAAATATTCTTTATGAAAAAGGCTATTCTTATCATCTATAAATCTTTGGGGTCTATATACAGATAAATCCTTATCTCCCTTATCTAATATTTCATGGTCTATTGAATAAATACACCTATTTGCAGTTTTTTTACAATATTGTTTCCATTGGCGACAGTGACCACCTTTATATCCTGGTCCAGATCCAAATCCAGAACTATAACCATATCTACATGATGAGCCCCATTGGCAATGCCATGGTTTATATGCACCATGCCAATGGTTACCACACCTTCCACCACTACAGTACCAATCCATAGCAGCACAATATTTTTGTGTGGTACCTTTAAAAAATTTACGATTACGTTTTTCTAGACTATCCCAAAGAGGTTTATAATCGTTAGATGTTTTTATCGATAATCTTGGTATTCTTTTCATATTAGAGGGTATTGTTGTTGTCCGTGTACATTTATTTATGACTTTTGGTCTAAGCATAGAGTTTTCTCCCCAGTACCATAAATCATATTTCTTTATTTCATCAAATGGCGATAATTCACCTTCAGATGGTGTACCAACTTTATCTCTCTGATCGAAATTAGATAATTTTTTATCATTAGGCATTATCATTTTATCAAAATCATTATCATTTAAATTTTCAGATTCTAAAAAAAAATCACCTTTTTCATATTTTAAAATAATGTTAATCCATGAAGACCACATTTTCTTAATATAATTATCTATTTTTTCAGCGCCCACATTTTTAAGATTCTTTTTATATTTTTTAGAATTACATAATTTGGTAACCTTTTCTTTAATAAATCTATTATTTAAATGTTTACCCTCTAAAATTAAACTGTTTTTTGGTTTTTTATTAATTAATTTCCATTTATTAATTTCTGTTGTGATATGGTCTAAAATTTTATTATAGCATAAACTTTTACCACATACACCTAAACATTCTGCAGACTTTCCAGATGTTCCACGGTTTCCTCTAGAGCCTGTATCTCCCAAAGGTGCACTTTTAGATTTAATTTTTTTATAATTTTGATAATTATTAAAAATACAGATTAATGTTATAATTGATAGAATAAATACACTCGACACAACAATAAATAAAATATCATTTAGTTTCCAAGGAATTAAAAAAAATTTTCGAGTCAAATACATTTTTTTAATATACAGGTATAACGATATAATGATAAATAATATTAAAATAAACTTTTTATAAAATGTAGGTCGTAATAATTCTCTGATAAATCTTTTAATATCATTTAATTTAGGTAATTTCATACTTAATATTAACTAAGAATTTATTTTAGTCACAATGATTATTTTGACTACATTTTTTCCATTTCCAAACAGGATGTTTTTTAATAGCTACAAATGGGTTCTCTAATTCGTAATATGGTCTTGCTTTATACAATAATGTATTCCAAGTATAATCTGAAGAACTATAATCTTCTAAAAAATGTTGACCCCTTTTATAACCATTAGGTGTTAAATGACCATATTTATTATTTGGTCTTCTATAACCAACCTTTATATATTCATTATTATTTCCTAAAGTTGTAATACACCTATTAGATTGTTCATTACATTGTTTTCTATTACCTAAATAATCTGCTGGCTCTTCTAATAAGTATACAGAACCAGTATCTTCATCGACATCATATTTATATTGGGTTAATGGGTCAATCCATTTAACTATATTTGGACCTCTATAATTAATTAACACTCTATCATTACCTAGAATATAATACATCCACTCTTCTATTACTGTTTTTAAATATTCTATTGTAGGTCCAAGACCATGATATGTATTTATAGTATTAGATGAATCGGATAAATTTGAACTAGAACGATAACATCTATCTAGACCTTTTTTATTATTTATAGGACACGGTGAATATTTAAAATTGTCATTAACCATTTTAGTAAATTCAGAAGATTCACAAATACGTTTAATATTATCTTTAAAATAAATATTATTAACACCAGAATTATCAGTGTTAACTATTTGATTTCTATTACTACGCCAGCTATCAAATATTCCATCAATATGAAATATTAAATGTTGATAACATATTTCAGAATCCGAACCGGTTTTACTACTATTCCCTATTTCACCTCTATTACCAGATAATCCATCTGCCCCATCAGGTATCTCTTTTATAGATATATTGTGGTTAAATTTAATAGTAATTATTGTTGCTATAGAAAACAATAAACCTAAAAAATATACAAGCCAAAAATATTTTTTAAAAAATTCTGTCGGATGAGTATTAACATAACTAATCCAAAAAACTAATGATAGTAAGAATGCTATAATACTACTACTTATAAAATAAATATACTTATTATAGATTAATAGTATTGTTATCAGTGCATAAGAAAACCAAAAATGAATATTAAAATATATAAATTTCATATTTATAGGTCCTTTTGATTTTTTGGATATAAATTTAAAAATTATAAATGTTGTTATTAAACAAAGAGAAAATATACTAGATATAAATTTTATTATCATTATTATAATTTAAGATTTTTATTTAAAATCCCATTCTCCTATTATAGACTTAAATTTCCAAATATGATTACCAATATTAGTTATATTTTCAGTTTGACCTTCTTTTAAAGTTCCATTGTTATTATAGGTTTGTGCAAAGTATTTTCCAGTCAATTTATTTTTTAATTTTACTAACGGTAATTTATCAGGACTTTCATATGAACCTTCTTCTATAGATGGTGCCTTCTTAATTACACCATTATCTTTTACAAATTCAACAATCCATATTAGATGATTACTATTAGGTGTTAAGTTTGTATCTGGTACCCTATCCGTTAAATTGCTTGATTCTGACGCAGAGATACAATCTGAAAATGTACCAGAATCAAAATTAAATGCTTGAATTGTATATTCGTTAATATTAGGTTTTTCACCTTGTTTTAATTCCAAATTGCTTTTTAAAGGGACATGTTTTACATAATATCTTTTAGATTTATCTCGTAAATTATCTTTATTATTATTTGTTATTATACCTAATGGTGTAAACCCATAATATTTGGCTAAAGAATAAATATTATTTCTTTTCGGAATACCATAAATTTCTAAACTAGCAAGATTAGATTTATTATTTTTATCTCTCCAAGATTTTGGAATACAATAGTTATTAGATTCATCACAAATAGCACCCTTACCAACGATACATTTATCTTTTATTCTATATATATCTGAACGAGCTCCATCTGGTTTGAATTTTGTTTTATTACTTCTAAATAAATTATATCCACCATCTTCTTTTAGTTGTATATCAGGTCTATTTTCACTCAGTTTATCTAAATTAACTTTCACACCATTAATATTAGGAAAGTTAGTACCAGAAGACCATAAAGAAACTGGTTTTGGTTTATATGTTTTTTGAATCTTAGGTGTGTTTAGACCGGTACCTGTCCATATTTCTTCTTTTAACCCATCTGGGCTCCATAAATATTTTTGTTTACTATTAACCTTCTCAACACATTTTTTTGGAACACATCTTATGGCTGTATCTGTGGGTATATCACCTTTAAAATCACCACTAGGACCATATCCTTTTTGTACTACATCTCCTAAACAAACATAGCCTTCTGGTGCTATAGGTTCCCAAATAGATACATGGTTTTGCGCTAACTGACAATTTTTACACCCACCTTCATTTGTTCTAGGTGCACTAGACCAAATATGATTCCAACCTACAGGAGATTTTACATCTCCAGATACTAAAACAGTCTCTTTTATTGGACCTAATAGAGTTGGTTGATTTTGGCTAGCACATTTATTACTTGATGCAGGAGTACATTTATTAGCTATTTTTTTAAACAACTTGTTTGCCTTACTGTATAATATATTATCTTTACATCCAGCAGTTACATTTTTTGACTGATTGCTAAGATTTACTATTTTAACTGGGTCTATAATACCCTTAGATAACTCCGTTAATGTATTAACAATTTGATTACCAAAATTAGAAGCTTTATTTGTGCATTCTTCATGCCCTAAACTATCAGAATCTGTATAACCTGAACCGCTCCACACACTACCTATTGGATAAAATTCTGTATGCCCTTTCATACCATTAGCATCTATGTATTTTTTTGCATGATACAAACTAATATTATTTGTTGAAGGGGACCGTTTATATTTTTCCCAAGTTTTATATGTTTTGCCACAACTATCACGACAAACCATTTTTTTGTCTGGATTCCAATTGATGCTAATATTATTATTACCTGTTATATCAACTAAATTTCCAGTTAATTCATTTTTGCAAATATCTGGTCCCCATTTGCTAGGTGCGCTGCGACCACTATACATAGGTTCATAATTATTACTATTAACAACACTCAATAATGGTGTATCTGGTTCGGGTAAATCAGTTTTACGTTTACATTCGCGTCTAATAATTGGTCTAACTATATTTTTTTCACTCCAACGCCATATTTCATATTTTTTAATTTCATCAAAAGGTGTAGTATTATTGCATGTACGCTTATCCCATGAAGCATCTGTCATTGATAGTGATTTAAAAAATTTAGTACCCATGTTATCATATTTATTATATTTCATAATTTCTTCAACCCATTTTTTTATTATTCCTTTAAGATAGTTAATAAATCTCCACTCACTTGGTCTATTTTTATGATTCCTTTCTAAGACGTCTTGATAATAAGAACTATTACATATTACATTTAATTTATTTTTAAAAAATGCATTATTAATTTTTTGGATATTATTTTCTTTAGATAAAGTATTAAATATTTTTTCAGCTTCTTCTAAAAGTAAAATGTAACAACTTTGTTTACCACATTTTGAGCTACATTTTCCATTTACACCTAATTCTCCACGTACTCCATCTATTCCCACCTCTCCACGCTCACCTTTTTTATGTTTGGTTTTTAAGTATATATATATAGTGTTACCAAATTGATATAAAAATAGTGCTACTAAAAATAAACACATAATATGATAAAATATTAACAATTTTTTATATTTATAAGATTTATCAATACCACTATCTATTATTAATTCCACAGCAAACCATAATATTATTATTGCAAATATACCCATTGCTACAAAGAATAATATAAACATATCTAGATTACTATTAATATAGATATTTTTATTAATAAAATTAAATTTACTTGGATAAAACCAATGTACCTGTTTTAAAAGACTCCTCTATAAATTTTTTTAATTCAGGTTTATTATAAAGTTGTTTTTTACATATATTTGTTAGTAAATTAATCCAATCATCTATTTGCTGTAATTTCTTTTTTTCGGTTTGATTCAAAATAATATTATTTGAAATTTTATCCTTTAGTATTCTATATTCTGCCCCTGGATATTTTTCCATATCTAAAAATATTTTTTCAATAAATCCTTTACAATCATTAATATTACAACTTGTAGACATGCTACAAACACCATCACTACCTTTAGGACCTTGTTCACCCGGGTCTCCTCTAGGGCCTTTAACACCAGTGTCTTCGCGTAATTTTTTATAATAATATAGCGATATGTATATATTTGTTACTGTTATAAAAAACAAAAATAATATAAGCCAATAACATAACTTTAATTGTATATCATTTATAGTTTGACCAATAATTACCCCTAAAAAAATTATGACACATGAAAATATAACCATAAACATCTTTTATTAATATTACAAAAGAAAATAATAGTAAAAAAAAAAAAAATATAATATTTACAATCAATATGAATAATTTAGAATTAGATTTAATTACTAACAATAAAAAAT